GTTAGGTCCTTCGATAAAGCCAATCTGCTTTTGAGCAATGTTGACTATATCTAAGCCGCTGCTCATTGCCAGATCAACCTCTCAGCCAAATCTCCTGGGGTACACAAATAATCTTTTTTAGCGATGACTAGCCCACCTTTGCGGTAGCACTCAGCTACAAGTTCAGAACAGATGTAGCCATGGTTCCTTGCCAAGCGACCAAGTAAGCCAGCGGTTAGAACCTTTAAGCCAAGGATACGAAAGGCAAGATCTGCAATAGTAAAAAAATCGTATGGCTTGCCGACTGCTTCAAGCGCAGCGTTGGTAATCTGCATACGTTGATTGTCATCTAGTTCTTCATGCTGGTTCCAGGCAACGTTGGTGTAGTCGCTGACCTTATTGATCTTTACGCCAGTCGGATCTGCACTAACCACTTCCCCGTTGCCAACATAGATAACGCTATGGTTCCACCGAGAAAAAGTACCAAGGCGAATAAGCCAACCAAAAAAGCCATGAGTTTTGACACACCCGTAATCGCCAATGCATGGCTCATAAGTCCTCATGTATTTCCTCAATCAAATCCATCTCTCGCTTTTCAAGTTTAAGAATGTGGCGGATGATTTGAGCATCGCGCTTGGTCTGGCCGATCATGGCAATACCGATGATTAACTCAACGGTTACCGCTAACCATGAGGCTAGTAACTGCCAATGAATATATGAGCCAGTATCTTTAAACCAATGGGGCTTGACCCACCATGCAGCGCTTAAACCAGTCCAAAGGAACACGAACCACCAGTTGCGGATAACGCCTTGGATAGTCCACGATACTTGCTCGCTGAATGTAAGAACATCGCCAGTAGCTTCATGGATGTACTTTTTCTTCCAAAAATTAACCATTGTGCTCCCTGACGTGTTGTTCAAACCTGCCATTAAGGACTGCTACATCAACTGCTATTTCTTGCTGTCGCTCAACTAAAGTTTCAACCATTGGGATTACCTGCTTGCGGATAGCATCATTAAGGGAACTGCCAGTATTGGGAGTTACCTCATGCTTAATGTCGCGTATGTCCTGAAATTCTTGTCGCAATACATTCTGAACGCCGTGCTTGAACACATACCAAATGCCAGTACCTGTAGCTCCAATGGTGAAGACAGCGTTATACGCGATGGTTGTTATGTCAGTGCTAGTCATGGCTACCCTTATGCGTTGACGGTACGGAACTGAACCATACAAACGCCGCCAAAACCTGAGAAGCGTTTATCTGGTGGGGACATACGAACAAATGAGAGAGATTCAATTACGCCTTGAACCTGCTCACCAGTGGTAAAATCTTGAAGAGTAACAACGTCACCATTTGATTCAATAGATTCAAGAGCTGTAAGGCGTTCAAAAGCATAGCCTTCATAGCCAGTGGTCATATTGTAACGATCCATATCAAAATCAAATACAAGAATAGGTATGCCAATTTCACGTTCACGAGCAACGGCTGGCAATGATTTAAGTTGATAACCATTTAATGTAGTTGCTGTCAATTGATCAGTTGTTGGATATAAAGTAAATCTAAACCCAGTAGATTCAATTGGCAAAGATATACCAGTTGCAATATCTTGAGTTAAATCAGATGTGCTAGTTATAATATAAATGTCATTTACATTAAGGGCTGGATCTACCGTAGATATTTTAATATTTCCAGTAACTGGAGTAGTTACACGTGGTTTAATTAATTTAAAATGTTTATCTTCAAGGGTAAGGTAACGAATTTGACCTGTTTGAAGGTAGCCAGATGCACATAATTTGCCGCTTGAATTGGAATTGGTTTTGTCTGTTCCAATGTAAATACCATGTCCTTGGATAGCAAACATAAGACGGTTTGATTTGCCATAGATTGCAACATCTTGTGCGGCTGAAGTAATACCAGATGGTGCACGAAGGTGCGTGGCCCAAGCTACTTGGTTAGTAGCAACTTCTTTACCTAGATCTAGTTTAACTAGACCAGATGAGTATGTGCCATCACCATTGTCAATGTAATTTGTAACCGTGCAATAAGCGTAGCGATCATTAAATGCTACATAATTAACCCAACCATCTTGCCCTGCTGGAGTACGGTAAGCATTAATAGATGGGTCATAGCCAGAAGTAATAACAGTCATTGGACCATAAGTAATATAGCCAGAAGAGACAAAGCCTGATGTGTCGATCTGTCCTACGCGCACACCACGGTTAGTTCCAAATACCATGTACTTGCCTACATATGAACCAAGGCTGAGAATAATTTCGCCACGTGGCATATCGGCTGCGGTCAAAGCCTTGTTAAGAAGTGGAACTGCACCTGTTGTATCGAGGGAAAGGCGATACACACTAGATACATCTCCAACATAACCTGAAACATAGATAGCATTTGGGCCTTCACAAATACCAGTCCATATCCATGCTGGGTTTGGATGATTGTAGATAGGCGTTGTGTTGTTAGACGCTAGAACAATAGATCCGCTGGCTGAAGTGTTAGGAGCCACGTCAGCGTTTTGAATATTAAGAGCCACTTGGTATGGGGCTGGTACGTCAATGACCTGCCATGTGCCGTTGTAAGGAGAGCCAACAGATGAAACAGTTACCAATGAGCCAATGCTAAAGTTGTGGTTGCCTTGAGTGTTAATGACTGCCACGTTGCCTGTGTAGTTTAATGACCCGTGTGAGTATTGACCAAGAATGGTTTGAGTAACAGTAAAGCTGGTAATAGGGGTAATTTCAAAAAGGTAGTTATTAACGGCAGCAATAAGACGTTGTTTAACCCAGTTCATTTTGACTTTAGTAACAGTGCCAGTGTATGAAGTAGGGTGGGTAAAGACTGATGTGCCGCTGACAGATAAATCCAAAGGACCTTTATAAATACCAGTGGCATTAGCTACATAATAATACGTTCCATCATGGGTAATATCTAGGATCGCTCCAGAGCCACCCCATGTAACAGTGGTTGGTGCCGAACCTTGTATAATCTTTTTAACATCTGAACCATCAGCCACAATAGCAAAATCATTTGATCCGTCGTTGCCGCCTTCAAACATAATGTTTGTGCCGCTACTTGTATAAAGTTGATCTACATCTGGTAGAAGATCTACGCGACCAATGTTGAATGGATCAATACCAGCAGACTTGTTGAAGCGAAGGTTAACAGTCTCGCCCTCAACTGGCTCTTCGTAGCGAATACCAGAACCGTAGTGAAAGCTAGATTGTGAACGTAGCCACCAGCCTGTGAGCGTCTGCTCACCTGGTTCCTTTTGTTGGTCAATCTGTTGTTTACGATACTGCGCAGTCTCACGCTTATATGGGTATTTGTCATTAACGCCAAAGAAAAATGGCAGTCCAGCAATAGCACAATCATAGGTATTAGAAGTATTTACATATGTACTTCCAGATAGTAGTGGTGCGCCTATAAGAGTTGTAGGACGTTCCGCAATATGGCTAAAGCCATCTACTGTTGCCACTCTATCTCCTTATTCTAAAAGGTTCACCAACGTTCTTGTACGTCCGTGAGCCAACTGTGTATATACCTGCGTAGTTGCGACACTTGAATGGCGCATTAGTTCTTTAACAGCAATCAAATCACCACCGCTTTTTTCAAGCATTGTGGTGGCGAAGTAATGTCTAAGGCTGTGAAAATGCTTTGCCTCTGGACCAAGGATGCGACGCATCTCATTGGCTGCTTTGGCAGAAAACTTGTTTGAGTCAATACGCCATAATCTATCTAGCGTGTTGTGAGACTTAATCATCTCAGCCACTACAGGGCTGATGGGTATAACAAGGTCGGTATTGCCTTTGCCTATGACGCTGAGCATTGGACCTTCGTCCGTCTCAATAAGGTCTGAGCCTTTAATCTTGGCTGCTTCCATACAACGCAAGCCAGCCATACCACCTAGGATAAACCAGTCTCTAAAGGGTTGATCTGCATCGGCTAATAGCTTTGCATACTCAGCCTTAGTTACGGGCTTAGGTACGCCTCTGCCAGCCTTTACGTCTGGTAAATCAAGGGCTGGGTTATTGTCATTGACAAGCCCTAGCTTGTTCAGGTGCTTGTAGATGGACCGTAAGCGAGAGACATAGTTAGCTTTGGTTGACTGCTTGGTAGCAGCCAGCACAACCTTCTCTAGATCTTCTCGCTTAGCCAAGGCAGGGTGTACACCTATACGGCGTATGATCTGCCAGTCAGTCCTAATAACATACGGGCTAAAGCCCGATGAGTCATAGCGATTCTTGAGCTGGCGGTATATCTCGTCCATCGGGGTAAGTTCCATAGGACAAGCATACCACTAACTCTCAGTCAAGTTAGCCCTGTGGTGCCTGTGCCGCTTGTTGCTCGTCATAAACTGATTTGAGCATTGAAGTAAATGAGCCATTTCCATTGTCAATAATGGCAAAAGTTTGAATTTCGCCATCTATACCAACAGAATCTTGAAAGGTTACATTATTCATTTTTATAACTCCGCACTAAAGCCTATGTAGGCTGAGGTTGAATTTTGAGCAAATAGTTGTCCAGCCCTAGGCGTTGTAGCACCACTTGTTGGGATATTTACATCGGTGACATAAGAACTTGCTCTATCTATTGTAAATGCACCTGTTGGTGTGTAGTTATAATTGCCATCGCTTGTCCAATAATTTGTATAAGTTGAAAAATCTATTGACGATGGGGCGCTACGCATAGGAACGGGATTGGTGAACAAAGCCCGTAAATTTGTAGTTGTAGTAAAAATTCCTGATGCAAAAAATTGATAAGGACTATCTCCACCCATACGCCAGTAATACCGCTGGCACAAGGCTAACTCTCCTTGGAGTGTACCTGAAGCGGTGGTAAATGGGGTGGCTACTGAGCCAGCCTCAACCTGTACGCCCCAAAGGTCAATTGTGGTTATGCCAGACAAAGCACCTAATTGAAAATAGATATGCAATTGATTGGTATTTCCACCGATTGTTTTACCTGCAATTGAAGGTACTGAAACAGTAGTTGTAAATCGTTGCCAAGAAGTTGTAAGAGCAACAGTCGTTGAACCAAATGTTACATCAGAAGAACCACCAGAACCAAACTGTTGTGCAAAAATAAAAGACAAATTTCGGCTTGATGCTGCTTTAGCCCAAAATGAAATGGTTGCAGTTTGTCCTGCTAGTGTACGAACATTTTCAATTGGATACTCAATGTTTTGATATGTGTTTCCAGTTCCTACAGCAGAAACATCGTAACGAAAGAAATAAGAACCTTCATACCCTGTTACTGGTGCAGTTCCTGGGGTAAAGGCTTGTTGGCTAATTGTCCGTGTTGCTCCAGAACCATCGTGCCAAACAACAAATCTATCAGCAGTGTATGTTCCAGCAGCAGGATTGCTAAATGAAGTTCCTCTTTGCCATACACCAAAGTCACCATTGATAATTTTGTTCTTGCCAGCGACAAATGGTGAAACTGGCCCACCACTATTCTGCTGGTCTGTGCTTGTTAATTGTGCGCGACTCATTAGTTACCTGCCTGTGGTGTAGAAGAGTTGGATACGAGTGTTGCTAAGTATGCTTGGTAGTCAGCATTTGCAGGGTCGGTTGGAATAAAAGAAACTACCCCAGCATCGTCTGTGCGAATAATGTATTGCTCATTGCTTACATTAGTAAATTGTTCGTATTTCATTACAACTCCGAATCTGCGGTGTAGTAGAAGTTGCAGACTTGACCTGCTGAAAATGAACCGCTAGTTGGATATAAGTTAAATCCTCTTTCGGCTTGAAATTGAATACCAATAGAATAATCGCTACCAGTGCCTTCATTGTAAGCGTATCCTGATGCGCCAGTATGGTATGACCAAATTGTAATTGTTGGGCTAGATGTTCGCTTAGATACTATGAATGGCACCCAACAACGATTGTTAATTGCTGATGAAGTAATAGCAATGTAATTTACTAGACCTGATTGGCTTGAGGTACTTCCTGGAGCAGTTGCCAAAGGATAAGACTTTTCATAGTACCTCTGACAAGC